GTGTGTACTGTAGAGCCGACGAAGCTGAACGTTTAGTTTCTCCTCAAATAGAAGAACCCATAGAAGAAAAAACAGTTGAACAAACTGAACAAGAAAAAGCGCAACAAGAGTTAGCAATGCGTGCGTTGTCACGTAAGCACTTATTACCATTTGTTGAAAGATTTAACCCTGACTATGTAGCAGGTTGGGTACACAAAGATATTTGTTTAAGACTCGAACAATTTAGTCAAGATGTAAATGATAAGAAGTCTCCTAGACTAATGTTATTTATGCCACCTCGACATGGTAAATCTACTTTGGCTTCTGTTGCTTTTCCAGCGTGGCACTTAGGCAAGAACCCTGAACATGAGTTTATTAGTTGTTCTTACTCTGGATCGTTGGCCATGAACTTTAGTCGTAAGGTTCGTCAACAATTAAGAGAACCTAATTATAAAAATGTTTTTTCTGGAGTTTCACTAGACCCTAGTTCGCAGTCCGTAGAATCTTGGAATACAACCAAGGGCGGTGGTTATGTAGCAGCTGGTGTTGGTGGTGGTATTACCGGTAAAGGTGCGCACGTGCTCGTCATCGATGATCCTGTAAAGAACCGAGAAGATGCCGAATCAGAATACAATAGAGATTCTGTTTGGGATTGGTACACTTCAACTGCTTACACACGTCTTGCTCCAGGGGGCGGTGTGTTAGTAATTCTTACTCGATGGCACGATGATGATTTAGCAGGCAAGCTATTATCAGCAGCAGCCGGCGGTGCGGATCAGTGGGAAGTAGTCAAGTATCCAGCGCTCGCTGAAGAAGACGAAGAGTTTAGAGAACAAGGCGAAGCGCTTCACCCAGAGCGATACAGTGCGGAAGCTCTCACCCAGATTCAAAAAGCGGTAGGTCCAAGAGACTGGTCAGCTCTATATCAACAGAACCCAGTTAACGATGAAGGTGAATACTTTAACCGAGAAATGATTAGGTATTACGATGAAACTGAAGTAGACTTGGACAAGTTACGCTACTATTGCGCTTGGGATTTAGCGATTGGACAACGTGAACGTAATGACTACTCTGTTGGGTTAGTTGTTGGGGTTGATGAATACGATAATTTATACGTAGTAGATTGTGTACGAGGGAAGTATGACGGGTTTGAACTTGTTGAACAAATCCTAGACTTATATGAAACTTGGCGTCCCCATGTAGTGGGCATAGAGAAAGGACATATAGAAATGGCATTAGGGCCTTTTTTGCAAAAACGAGTTCGCGAACGTGGACTCAACGAAGCTTACTTTAAAGATTTAAAAGTAGGACGACGTGACAAAGAAGCAAGGGGCCGTGCGATTCAAGGTAGAATGCAACAAGGCATGGTATACTTTCCACAAGATCCGATATGGGTTGGTCCGCTAATTGCGGAACTTTTGCGTTTTCCAAACGGGGTTCATGATGACCAAGTGGATGCACTAGCATGGATAGGATTAATGATGACCGAATTCGCTACTTTTGTAGAGAAGATAGAGCATGTACCTTCTTGGCGAGATAAACTAAAATATCTAGCTAAGACTGATAAACGTAAATCAGCAATGAGTTCTTAATGGATTATAGTAAAAAGAAAAAGAAACTTAGTAAGGAAGAAGAGCATTTAATAGCTATGAATCAGTTCGAGCGTTACGAACGTGCGCGCGACAATGGCCATCTTGACTATATCGAGACAGCGAAAAAATGTGATGCTTTCTACCGAGGCAACCAATGGGATCCAGCTGATGTTGCAACCTTAGATGATGAAGGTCGTCCTGCTCTAACAATCAATACTATACTTCCTACCGTTAACACGGTACTTGGTGAGCAAAGCACTAGAAGAGCAGATGTTAATTTCAAACCTAAAGGCAACGGTACTCAAGAAGTAGCAGATGTTTTAAACAAACTCTACATGCATATTGCCGATACTAATAAATTAGAATGGAAAGAATCACAAGTATTTGCTGATGGTCTTATTCAAGACCGTGGATACTTTGATGTGCGTATAGATTTTACTGACCACATTCAAGGTGAGGTTAGAATAACTACTAAAGACCCTTTAGATATTCTTATTGATCCAGATGCAAAAGAGTATGACCCAAAAACTTGGAATGAGATATTTGAAACTAAATGGATGAGTTTAGATGAAATTGAAGAACAGTATGGGCAAGATAAAGCTGATAAATTAAGAGTTTCAGCAGAATACGGTAATACCATGGGTACCGATTCGGTTGAGTATGAAGAAACTAGATATGGTGATACCTACACTGGTGTTGAATATAATCAAAGTTCTACTGCTAACCCAGAAGAAAACAGACAAGTACGTGCTATTCGAGTTATTGAAAGACAATATTATCAACTCAAAGAATGTATGTATTACGTTGATGTTGTTACTGGTGATATGCGTCCAGTGCCTACTACCTGGAGTAAACGTAAAAAACAAAAATTTGCTGATGACTATGGTTTAGAAATCTTAACTAGACTAGACCGTAAAGTACGTTGGACCGTAACGGCTGATTCAGTAGTATTACATGATGACTGGTCTCCGTATGCGTGTTTTACTATCGTACCCTACTTTCCTTACTGGCGTAGAGGTAGACCGTTTGGCATGGTAAGAAACTTAATATCACCACAAGAACAATTAAATAAAATAAGTTCACAAGAACTTCATATTGTAAACACGACTGCTAACAGTGGTTGGATTGTAGAAACAGGTTCATTACAAGGTATGACCGCAGACGATCTCGAGGAACACGGTGCGGAAACTGGTCTAGTATTAGAGTATAATCGCGGCTCCTCCCCCCCTGCGAAGATACCACCTAATCAGATTCCCACCGGCCTCGATCGTTTAGGTCAAAAAGCTGCAGCTAATATAAAAACTATTAGTGGTATTAGTGACGCTATGTTAGGTACTGATAGTCCCGAAGTGTCTGGAGTGGCTATTCAAGCTAAACAAAATAGAGGGGTTTTAATGATTCAAGTACCTCTAGATAATTTACAAAAAACTAGACAGTACTTAGCCGAACACGTATTACGTATAGTGCAACAATATTATACCGAAGAAAGGTTAATTCAAATCACTGATGAAAGTGATCCAATGAAACCAGAAATGCCTATTGTAGTAAATCAAGTAACTCCTGAAGGAGACATAATAAATGATTTAACTTTAGGTGAATATAAAGTAGTAGTTGGTACTATGCCAGCTAGAGATAATTATGATGAAGTACAGTTTGCTGAAGCAATAGCCTTAAGACAAGCTGGCGTACCAGTGCCAGATGATTTAATTGTAGACTATTCACATTTAGCTAAAAAAGGTGAAATTGCAAAACGTATTCGTATAATGCAAGGTATGGAACCACCTTCTGAGGAACAAGCCCAAATACAAGCTTTCCAAGCACAAGCTGAAATACAAAAAGTACAACTTGAAATTGCTAAAATGGAAGCAGAAGTACAGAATTTGCAATCTCTTTCGGAGCTCAATATGGCAAAAGCTCAAGAGTCTGCTGCTGATCCACAACTCAAAGTGGCTGAACTGCAAGCGAAAATGCAAATGAAGCAACAAGAACTTGCCTTACGTCAACAGTTATCATCGGTAACTAATGATATGAGGAAAGGACAAAGTGAAACCCAAGCGGCATCAAAAATTGCTGTCGCAGCTATGAAACCATCAGGAGGTAAATAATGGCTAAAAAAGATAATGATACTACAGAACTAGAATTTGAAGGTATGCCTGGAGCAGATGCAAAAACTGAAGAAGATGTTGCACCTTTCCAAGTTGATATGAATTTTGAAGATGAACCTGAAACTACGGAGGCAGAGGTTGAAGAAGAAGAAACAGAAGAGGAGGTTGTTGGAGAGGAAACAACAGAAGAAGTTGCAGAGGAGCAAGTCGAAGAAGCTCCAGTTGAAGAACCAGAAAGTGAAACAGAAACATCAGAACCAGAGACAGTTCAAGGAGATGATGAGCAACCTGTGGAAGCAGTGGAGGAAGGAACAGAAGAAGAGGTAGTTGCAGAAGTTGAAGAACCCAAAGCACCTATGGTTCCTAAATCTAGACTTGATGAAGTTCTTGCAAAAAATAAAGAGATGCAAAAAATTATCCAAAACATGGAAGAGAAACCTGCTGAGGATGCAGCCCCTGCTTATGATTTTGTAGCGCAAGAAAAAACTTATCAGGATTTAGTTTTAGAAGGCGAAACAGAAAAAGCTGCTCTACTTCGACAAGAGATTAGGTCAGCCGAAAGGGAACAGATAATGTCTGAAATGCAAAGTAAAATGGGCCAAACTGTACAACAAGATCGTGAGTTACACGAACTTACTAAAAAAGCTTCTGAGATTATGGAAGTATTTCCTATTTTTAATGAGAAAAGCAAAAGCTATGATGAAGCTTTAACTAATGAAGTTATGGAATTACGTGATGCTTTTATTTATCAAGGTTATGGTGCTGCTGATTCTTTAGCAAAAGCTACTGAAGTTACTTTGTTAAGTAAAAAACCAGAGTTATTACAGGGTGAAACAGCTCCAGCAGTTGACCCCGCACCTACTTTAACTAAAGCAGTACAAGAAAAGAAACAAAAAGCTACTGTTAAGAAAAAAGTAGAAGCATCTCAAGCGCAACCACCTGAAATGAAAGGTGAATCCGCTAAGAATAAAAAAGTAGTAGATATAAATGTAATGTCTGATGATGAATTTCGTGCATTACCCGAAGATACTTTACGAAGATTACGTGGTGACTTTGACTAAAGAGTAGTATACTATTTAAGAATTCGTCCGTTGGAACGATATCTAACAACTGATCGTTCAGTATAATCATCGTATAATTCGTCTGCAACGACGTTAACTGCTCGAGGTCGTGCTCGTTAAACTAACGATATCGTATCCCAACGATAAAGGGTATACGGGATATCGCCCCAAATAGCGATTGGTTATTTAATTTAATTTTATTTGGAGGGCCTTATGGCTAATACAAACTTTAGCGCGTTGACCAGTGAACAGCTTACTATCTGGTCTCGTGATTTTTGGCGTGTAGCTCGAAATATGTCTTTCATTAACCAATTTGCGGGTAGTGGACCCAACGCAATGGTTCAGAGCATATCTGAACTTACTCAATCAGAAAAAGGCGCAAGAGCTGTTTTAACACTTCTTGCTGACATGACTGGTGACGGTATCGTTGGAGACAACACTCTTGAAGGTAATGAAGAAGCATTAAGAGCATACGACATCGTTGTACAACTAGATCAAATGAGAATGGCAAACAGACTTTCGGGTCGTCTTGCTGATCAAAAATCTGTTGTCAACTTCCGTGAGCATTCAAGAGATGCACTTGCATACGCAATGGCAGATCGTATGGATCAGTTAGCGTTCTTAACCTTAGCTGGGATTTCTTATAACAGAAAGAACAACAATATCGGTGGTTCTTCTGCTACAAGACCTACTTTAGGTTCAGGTGCTAATTTATCTGACTTGGCATTTAATGCTGATATAACTGCTCCTACTTCTAACAGACACAGAAGAATTGATGCAACTAGTGGTTTAGTTGCTGGTGATACTTCTGCTTTAGTTGCTGCTGACACAATGTCTTACAAGTCTATTGTGGAACTAAAAGCATTTGCTAAGGACCAATACATTAGAGGTATGAGAGGCGCAGGTAATGAAGAGATGTTCCATCTTTTTGTTACTCCACAAGTAATGGCTGATCTGAAGCTAGATTCAGACTTCTTATCTAACGTAAGAAGTGCTGGCATCAGAGGACCAAACAACGAACTATTTGCTGGATCTTCTAGCTTAATGGTTGACGGCGTTATGGTTCACGAATTCAGACATGTACCAAACACATCTCAAGGAACTTCTGGTTCTCAAAAAGGTGGTTCTGGTAGTGATGTTGATTTCGCTGCTTGCTTATTCTGTGGAGCTCAAGCTCTTGCAATGGCAGATATCGGGTTACCTGAAATAGTTGAAGACACTTTTGACTATGGAAACCAAAACGGTATTTCTATTGGTAAGATAATGGGCCTTAAAAAGCCAGTCTATAATTCTGACATTTCTGGTCAGAATGAAGACTTTGGTGTAATCAGAGTAGATTGCGCATTTTAATTAAGATTGGGGTGGTCTTCGGACCACCTCTTTCTATGAAACAGGAGTTTTAAATGGTAGAAAAAGAAATGAAAAGAATGACAGTAAAAGCTAGTGAAGATGTATATGTATCTTTGACTACTGGTGATGCAGTAAGACTAGCCGCAGGAGAAGAACGAGAATTCCCAGAATATATTGCTTATGCTTGTTTAGAAGCTGGTTGTACCGAAGTAAAAGTACCAACTATTGATGAAGTAATAGAAAAAACTAAAAAGAAAACAACAAAGAAAAAATAAATGGCAGGTACATTACAAGCACAACATATTTTATCCAGGGTACGTAACATACTACAGGACAATACTGGTGTACGTTGGACTGATGGTGAAATGTTTGATTATTTAAGCGATGGCCAAAGAGAGATAGCTAATCTAAGACCTGATGCTACTGCTACGCATAGTAATGTACAATTAGCAACAGGCACTGAACAAACTATACCAACTAATGGGTTACGCTTACTTAAGCTAGTACGCAATATGTCTGGTTCTGGTACAGATGCTACTGGGGCTAGAAGTATCAGAGTAGTAACTGAAGACTCTTTAAATTCAACAGAACCTAGGTGGCATGATCCTACTGTAACTGGAGATGCAACGCACGGCACTGAAATAAAACATTACATTTTTGATGCTAATGACCCAAGAAAATTTTATGTTTATCCTGGTGTTGCTGGTAGTGCTTATGTAGAAGTAGTTTATTCTAAAAACCCTACTAGTCTTGGTGCAGCTACTGATGTAATACAAGTAGATGATATTTATGCTAATGCTTTAATAAACTTTGCTTTATATAGAGCTTATTTAAAAGATTCTGAATATGCAGGTAATCAACAACGTGCGGCTAGTCACTTTCAATTATTTGTAAGTTCGATTACTGCTGGTGGTACAGCTCAAGTAAATGCTCAACCAGATCAAGGAGTAGTAAATGGCTAGTTTTGATTCTTTAATTAGAGATATCTTACCTTATGTTCCAGGCTGCCCCGATAGTTTAATTGAAACTAATCTTAGGTCAGCCACAATAGAACTTTGTGAGAAAAGTAGGGCTTATACTTTTGATTTAGACCCTATAACTACAGTGTCAGGTATCTATGAGTATGAGTTTGACCAACCGACTGGCACTGATGTACATCAAATACTTTTAGCTACTTACGATGGTCATGATTTAGACCCGATTAGTCCTAGAAGTTTAGAATTAAATTATCCAGACTGGCGGGATCGTGGTGGAACTCCAACTGTTTATTTACAAAAAACCCCAGATACTTTTTGGTTAGTACCTGTTCCTAATTCTAATAAACAATTAATTATGACTGTTGCTTTGAAGCCAACTAGAACTACAACTAGTATTAATACAGAGTTTAGTGACACTTACCGTGATGCTATTCTTTATGGCACTGTTTACAGATTATTAAGAATACCGCAAAAAGCTTGGACTGATCCTATGGCTTCTGCAGACTATTTTGGTTTGTTTAATGAGCAAATAAAATTAGCAGAATTAAAAGGACGTGGTGGTGACACCGGAGTAAAAAGAACAGTTAAATACAAAACAGCAGGTCTAAGCCACAGAAAAAGGTACGGACGATATGGCAAAGAGTTGGACTATTAAAGATACCGTTTTTGAGTATATTCCAGTAGAGGATGTAAAAGTTGCTTACAACAACATTGAAAAAGATCTTAAACGTGTAACGCAAAAGTCTTACGCAGATTGGATACCTGCGGATGTATATGCAGCGTTACGCGAAGGTAGTTCTGAATTATACATGGCGTATAAAAAGGACTATTATGCAGGTTTTGTAATAGTTTCAATTATTAACGATGCAGGTGGAGAAAAAACATTACATATTTGGGTTGCTTATAGTAGACCTGGGTATAATATAATAGGTGCAGGTGTTGAGTTTCTAGAAGGACTTGTAAAAAACACTAGCATAACTGGGATGGAGTTTCATTCTAACCGTCTTGGATGGAGTAAGACGGCTAACTTGCATGGATTTAAAGCAGTTACAACAGTGTATAAAAAGGAAGTGTAATGGGTAGTAAACCAAAACCAGCGCAGTATCAACCAAGTGAAACTGAAAAAGTTCAAGCTGCTATTGCTAAAGCAGATCAAGAGTATTTTCAACAAACTTATAATCCGTTGATTATAAAAATGCGTGACCAAGCGAAAAGTAAAGATACCGAAAATATCTTACGTGGCCGTGCGCAAGCAGATACTATGCAAACTTTAACTAGCGATTTAAATATAGGTAACGTTAGAAGTATTGATAATGCAGCAAATCTAGCGGGGGGTGCTATTTCAAATATTTTAAATGCCAATGTCCAAGCTGGTAAGGTAAA